CTCAAGGTAATCTGGCCGCTTACGGTGTTGTGGCTGATTACGGTGGCGGGTTTCATAAGTCTTTTACTGAGCATTGCATTATTATAGGTATCGCTTCTGTGCGTGCTGATCTTACCTATCAGCAGGGTATGCCTCGTATGTTCTCTCGTCAAGGTCGGTATGATTATTACTGGCCTGCCCTCGCTCATCTTGGTGAGCAGGAAGTATTAAATAAAGAGATTTATTTTCAGAATACTTCTGCGGACGATGAAGTCTTTGGATACCAAGAACGATGGGCAGAATACAGATATTTTCCGTCTAAAGTTACTGGTGAATTTCGCTCTAATGCTACTACTTCTCTTGACTCTTGGCACCTCTCGCAAGAGTTCGGAAGTCTTCCAACACTAAACTATACCTTCATGACGGAAAATCCTCCTATCGGTCGTGTTGTCGCTGTTGATTCGGGCCCGCACTTTAAATTCGATTCGTATTTCGAATTGCGGTGCGCTCGTCCTATGCCTACGTACTCTGTTCCCGGTCTTATCGACCACTTCTAAGGGGGTTGTATGGGTGCTGGAGCTGCTGCTGTTGGTGCTGCTATTGCGGACGCTGGTACGTCTATTATCGGTAGTGTTATATCTGCCGGACAGGCTCGGCGTAATCGTGAATGGCAAGAAAAAATGGCTAATACCGCGCATATGCGAGAGGTTAAAGACCTCCGCGCGGCTGGCCTAAATCCTATCTTATCTGCTACCGGTGGAAGGGGTGCCGATACCCCTTCACCTGCTATGCCTGAAATAAGTTTGCGCTCTAATTTCTCTGGTGCTGTTGCTTCCGCTCAACAAGCTCGGCAATTGGATATGCTCGAAAAGAAAAACAATGCCGATATTGATCTAGTTGATGCTAATAGTGCTCGGGCTAATTGGGAAACACTACTTTCTAAGTTGGAATATCAAAAAAAATTCCCTCAAGAATTGGCCGCTCTCAATGCGCAAACTAAACTCAGTGAAAATGCCGCAATTAAAACAGGTGTTGATACTCAGGTTTCTTCTGCTACTGCTTCCAATCTTCGGATTGAAAACTCTCTCAAGGAACTTGAACAAATCAAAAGTGAAGCCGAAAAAGGTCTCTATGGCGGCAAGTCTGGAAAGTTCATTGCCGCGGCTGAAAAGCTTATTGACCTTTGGAATAAAATTCAAATCCCCGGCTTCAAAAGTCCTGATTATCGTCAGAAACCGGAAGATATTACAAAACATCGAAACTACAAGAGGAGGTGATTAAAATGGCATTCAGAAAAAAAATGTCTCGGCGTGGTTCCAAGCGTTCCTTTCGAAAAGGTTCACGCGTAAAATCTCGAAACTATAATGCAACGCCTATGCGTGGTGGTTTTCGGATTTAAATAAAAACGCACGGGGGTTGATGGCGTACTCGCCATCAAGTGCCCCCGGCGTATGGCAGTACAAAACACAAAACAATCGAGCTAATATGCCTTGCTTCCATCCTGTTACTGGTTATCGTTCTCGCCTTGGTCGCAATGCTAATGGTTCTTGGCCGATCGTCTTTAATACTCGGGAAGGTTATTATGATCTTCCCGTTATTATTCCTTGTGGTGGGTGTATCGGGTGTAGACTTGAAAAGTCTCGACAGTGGGCTATAAGAATCATGTTTGAGGCTGGACAGTATGAAAATAACTCTTTCATTACTCTAACGTTTAATGACTCCAATTTACCCGAACAACTTAAAAAAAGTGATCTGCAATTGTTTCAAAAACGTGTGCGTAAACTATGCGCGTCGCGATATGAAAAACAAGTCAGATTCTTCTCATGTGGTGAATATGGAGAACAAAATAAACGTCCTCACTATCATGTCTGTCTATTCAATCATGATTTCCCTGATCGAGAACCCCTTACCCCTACGCTATTCCGTTCTAATGAACTCGAAAGCCTTTGGCCTTTCGGGTTCTCTTCGTTCGGCCAGCTCACCTTCGAAAGTGCCGCTTACGTCGCCCGTTATGTTACTAAAAAAATTACTGGTGATATGCAAGATGAACACTATCAAGGTAAACAACCTGAATTTGCTTTAATGTCTCGCCGTCCTGGTATCGGTCGCCAATGGTATGATGAGTATAAAAATGATCTCTTTGTGGCTGATCGCGTTATTGTCAAAAAATCCTTGCAGTCTGCTATACCAAGATATTATAATAATCTCATGCGAACCGATGACCCTACACGGTACGAACAAATACTACAAAAAAGAAAGGAGCATCATAATGAAGTAGATCACGACTTCCGGCGTCTTATTGTCAAAGAAAAAATTCAAAATCTCAAAGCAAAAAAATTAAAAAGGAGCTTCGAAAATGGCTAAAGTTGGCGTATACTCAATTCGTGATAACAAGGTTACCGCTTACTCGGATCGTCTCATCTGCTCATCTCATAAAGCCTCTATGACCCGGGCTTTTAAAACTATCATAAACGAACAGGGAAGTCCCTACAATCTGTATCCTGAAGATTACGAATTATATCAGGTCGGTGAATTTGAAACCGATTCCGGTGTCATTACGCCTTTTTCCGCTTCTGTGTTCATCTGCTCTGCTATGTCTCTCTATGATACAACTAAAACAACTCCAATTTTTCAGGAGGAAAAGAAAAATGGGTAAATATGCTCTTACTGGGTTCGAACCTTCGAAAACCCAGCAACACTTTAAAAATCAAGTGAATATCAATACTATTGTGAATCGATACAAAAAAACTGGCATTATGCCCAATATGAATGCCGCCCGTGCTCTATACGGTGACTTCTCCGGTGTTACTGATTATCAGGGCGCCCTTGAGGGTGTTATCAATGCTGAATCTCAATTTATGGCTTTGCCTTCCCAAATTCGAAAAAGATTTGGAAACAATCCTCTGGAACTCCTTGATTTTCTGCAAGATGAAAATAATAAAGAGGAAGCTATCAAGCTCGGCTTGATTGAAAATCCTCATATCGAAAAACCGCTCAAGGTAGGTACGAAAATGAACCCTGAAACTGGTCGTCCAGTTGAGGAAAGCACAATTACCACTTGATGTAAATGTGCTGACTGACACCAGTCAGTCAAAAAACTAAAAAAAACTAACAACAAGAGGTATAAAAAATGATTCAATTCTGTCGCTTCTGCGGTCAAGTCCACTTCAGCTCTAAACCTTATCAAGAAACTATCTGTTTCGAGTGTGGTGGTATCGTCTGCGGGTGTGAAATATGCCGATCACAAAATATACTCTCTATGAAAGGTATTTTAAGATGGATAGTCTACAAGTGGCCGCTGATTCGCAAACTGTTCAAGCGGTCGCCGTTATTATTCAGGGAATCTTACTTCTAATTGGTGCTATAATCTCAACGCCAAGAAAGGCAAAAAAATGAAATCAGCATCTTCTTACAACTTTGCGCGGATCCCTTCGGTTAGTATACCGCGCTCCGTGTTCAATCGTTCTCACTGCCACAAAACAACCTTTGACGAAGGTGATCTTGTTCCTATCTATGTGGACGAAGCTCTCCCCGGCGATACTTTCAATTTGAAAGCTACCGTCATGGCACGTCTACAAACTCCCATATTCCCTATCATGGATAATATGTTCCTCGATACTTTCTATTTCGCTGTTCCTCATCGTCTCGTTTGGGATAACTGGCAACGGTTTTGCGGTGAGCAAACCGATCCGGGTGACTCAATCGACTATCTCGTTCCTGTTGTAACTTGTCCCAGCGGCGGCTGGACAGAAACCTCCCTTGCTGATTACTTTGGAATACCTACCAAAGTTGACAATGCGGACTATAACGCATTATTCGCAAGGGCTTACAATCTGATATATAATGAATGGTTTCGTCCACAGGACCTCCAGGACTCACGCGTAGTAGATCGCGACGACGGTCCCGATGCCGCCAGTAATTATTCTATATGGAAAAGGTCGAAACGTCACGACTATTTCACCTCTGCTCTCTTATGGCCTCAAAAAGGGGATGAAGTGTCAATCCCTCTTACTGGTCAAGCCGATGTTATCGGTAATACTAATGGCCTCCGTATCAATAATGGTTATGAGGGTGGGTATATGTACAATGTGGGGACGGATCTCCGTTTCTCTGTTGAAGCTACTAACCCTATGACTCGTGGTACTTCTCTCGGCGGCGTTGGTACTCCCGGTACTTCTGACGTAGTTATCGGCGTTTCCGACTCTGCTACTTCTGTCGGTCTCGTTGCTGATTTAACCGACATTTCAGCTTGCATGATTTTTGCGTTGAGCAACTTGATGATTGCTTCGGTTCCACGGTTCTGTGCTTCTTCGATACCGCTGATAGCAATAGAGGCAGCCATCTGCTCCACCAAAAACCGTATTCGAGGCTTTTGAGCAGGCAAAACGCCAACTCGGAAGTTAAAACCCAAACCCAAACCAGGAGAAAATCATGGCCGGCAATCCGGACTTTAATGCAATTCTGTCAACCACGTTGCAGAACTATCAGCCAACGCTGGTAGACAACATCTTCAAGGACCTAGTCCTTCTGAACCACATGAACTCAAAAGGCAGAGTTCAGATGGAAGAAGGCGGCACCTCGATTGTTGAACCACTCATGTACGCAGTGAAC